TAATACCCGGCACATCTGAATTATTTACTACGTTATCACTTTCAATTACAGGCTCTAAAGATTCATCTGTCCAAGCAAAACCATTCCATTGCCATAATTTAACAGGTAAACTATCAATATCCAACTGCATATAAAAGTCCGCATAATTATATGTAGTCGGTGGAGTTACATTTGGATCATCAATGCCAGTATATAATTGAACTCCGTTATTTACTAAATCATCGAAGTTTTGTTTTAATGAATTAATAGCTTCAACAACGCTATTCTTTTCATCAGTTGTTAACGTATCTAAATCCCCAATATTATTATTGGCAAAGTCCAACATTAAAGCCAATATAGGGTTTAATACATTAGCAGTTATTTCATTGTTACCATTGGCTACAATATAAGTATTAATTTGCCCTAAAACCGTAGCATATAAAGGTGTAGCCATTATTAATAATTATTAAAGTCGTTATTAAAATCATCATTGAAATCTCCATGAGGTGTAAATACAACATCTTGAAACAAATTATCAAAGTCATTTGTACCACCTTCATAAATAAACGGTAATTCATCCTCCAATGATTCAGATAAAGAAACAAGTTTTATAATTGCTCCGCCGTTTGCATTTTGAGGATCGTATGTGTAATTACTCGTTGTCATTCCAAATTCAAAACCATATATTTCAACTGTCCCATCATACAATTGTAAAGCAACAAAATAATCCGCATTGTCTAATTGTTGAAGCGTACATTTAACGTATTGAGTAACTCCTAAAACATTTATCGTAACTCCGTGTAAGTATTGAGGTATTCCGTTTACAACTGATTTTTCAACAGTTCCAAATATAGTCGATCCGTTTTCGGTCATTGAAAATAAAAAGCCAGACAAATCGGGTTTTAAATTAAATAACACTTTGTAACGGCATTCATAAACTCCCTCAATAGAAACTGTACTCGTTAATATTTGTTTATTTAAAACGTCCGCACGATTAACCAAAACGGCTTGCTGGTAGTAATTTTTTACAATATTACCACATGACAAAATCAATCCGTTTCGTAATTGTTCGCAACTCATTATTTATTTACATTTGAAGATCTGAAACCGTAACCTTTTGCTTTTGTTCCTCCGCATTTATCTGAACCGCATCCGCATTTATCTGTTGGGCAATGTGTGTAATCGAAAATAGTTTTGTTTTGGCAAATATATCTTTGAGTTCTTTCAAATGAAATTAAACCCATGTTACGATATTTGTCAGCAAAGTTGTTTAAGGATTTTTGATCTATTGGTATTGAAAATTCATTTGTTTTTTGCACCAATCCTGTAGCCGTATCATTAAATCCGTTAAGCATAACATAACGAGCATATGAATAATAAGCCATTATTTTATAAATTCCCTCGAATGGCCTTAATTTACCTCCACAATCAGTATAATTTCCACCGTTTAACAGTGCTTTTTTCTCTGCATAATTAGCGGGTGGTGTCGGTTTCGGTTCTGGCAAAGCATCATAAGCAATAATTTCAGCGTTTATCTGCTCAATTTCCACCCAAAAATCACAAAACAATTCAGCCAAATCAAAGTTTGATGCTTCATTTTCTGCAACGCATAGTTTTGACAAGTCGCAATGCTTTGCGAGTATTCCAATGCAATTATATTGAAGGGGTAATAAGTTCATTTTCTACGTTTATATCGATTATTGGAATAATTTTACACGGAAATCCTAAATAGGTTAGTGCATCTTCAATTTCTTTACGCTCGTCTTGCGTCTGCTCTGTATAGAACTTCTTCATTTCGATGTAAGTTTCTGATTGAGTACCAAAAATTGAAGTGTCAGATTTTACAAGTTGAGAAGGAATGTTATTTGCCGCAGCGTAAATGTTATCTCGAATAGTAATCTTAGTTTCTGTAAACTTTTTTTCATCTATTTGAGCAGGCAATTGACCGAATTTGAAAACTTTGTCAATATCATCTGTAGAAGCAACGTGATATGTAAAAATACCACCTACTTTTTCAGATCCTAACCATTCTTTTAAATCTTTTTCTAATCCTTCAATATCTTCTTCATCCAGCCCCGAGCTTACAACATAAGTCTTTCCTAAAAAACCCGTACGCACCTCGCGATTAATATACATTGAAATTCTACACTCAGAATCTAAATCATTGTAAACGGCGTCAAAAGGAGATAGAGCATATTTAAATTCAGGTGTCATATTTAGATAATGAACTTGACCACGATAGTAAGGCAACATATCAGAAAGTGTTGTTTCTTCTGTAATTACTCCGTCATTTTCTATAAAGTCATTTTGTATTTGTTGCAAAACTACTTCTTCATTATCTGAATACGGATAATACCAAGTTGCATCTGTTTCTTTTTTAAACCATCCTCTTTCTTCGCAATAGTCTTTAAACCAAAACTTAGAAACATAATCGTTGTCATCTTCTTTACCTTTTCGTGTTTTAGTATATTCTAAAACGTCTAAAGTTTTTTTCAATTGCAAATTATCATCTGTGTATCTTCCAATATGAAAATAAACTCCGTTTTGTCTCGAAATATCAGAAGCGGAAATTTTAGTTATTTTTGATAAAGAATAATTCTTTTCAGGATTAACAATGTAATCTTCTTCAACTCCTTTTCCTGAAATATATTTGGCAAAAACTTTAGAAGCATTCTTTCCAGAAGGACTGTTTAAAATCGCTAATTCAATCTCATTAGGATAAAGATTGTTTTCTCCATTGTAATAAATAGATTCATCCTTATTCTCGTTTACTTTTATAATACGTGAATAAAGCTCGACAAACTTAGCTCGCCACTTTCCGACAAAACTTCTTTTGTTGTTATCCATTTTTTGGAGTGCGTTTTTTTCTTCGTTTAATTTCTTTTGTTTCTACAACTTCTAGTTTTAATAGAGAGTCTCCGTCAATTTCTTTTGGTGCTTTTTTTGATACTTCAACAGGGAAATTAAACATTTTTACACGTTCTTTATTTTCTTCTTCAGTACCCGAAACAATAAATTCTTTAATAAATTCATCGGTTAAAATGTTATCGTATTGACGGTATGTTCTACCATCTTTTTTATACGTCAATATTTTACCTTGTATTTTTTTAATTGAAATTGTATTCATGATTTTACCTTTTTGTAAAGTTACTTTTTTTTCTCCTTTTATTGAGTATAAAGATACTAATTTTTGCCAATCCGTACCAAATGAACATCCGGCACAATTCGGCACTCTTCCAAAAGCAGTTTTAAAAAAATCTAGGTATAAAGACATAAGGTTAGAATCTCTTCTAACCTTAGCTTTATCTAATAATATAAATTCATTAATTGTCATAACTAAACACTTGGTGCTCCATTATCGAAATTAGCGTCAAAATCTGCATTTTCAGATCCTGGAGGTGTTGATTGATAAACCAAAGGTACATAATTCTCAGGTGCAATGTCTAAAGAAGATAAAACAATTGCAGTACCTCCACCGCCTTCTTGAACGTCATATGTAAAATCTCCTGTAGTTAAACCGTTTTCGAATCCGTAAACCTCAACAGTACCGTCAGTAAATTGATAAACAACAACGTATTTACCTTTGCTCAATGAATCCAAAATACATTTAGCTTCTTCTGTAGAACCTACAATTAAAAGCTGTGCATTATGTTTGTATTGTGTAAAGCCTAAATCAGATAATGTTTTGTCAAAATATCCTTTATAAGAACTTCCGCTTTCTGGTCCTGTAAATCTAAATCCTGTTTTACCATCTTTCAAAGCAAACTGAACGTTATATAAACAATCAGGATCTTCCGCTGTTGGAACGCTTAAAACAACTGATTCAGGATCAATATCTGCTTTATTAATTACAACCGCTTGTTGGTAAAATCTACGGGCAGGAGCAACACAAGATGCATCCTGACCGTTTTTTAATGTACCGCATATACTTGCTACTGCCATTTTATTTGTTTTTTAAGATTAAACACTTGGCGAAGCTGTTTCAGCACCAATGTAAACATATTGATTTGTAACTAATGCAGCACCTACATTTGCACCACCTTTGATGTAAATTTGGTCATCATCTTTTGAATACCAAATATCGAAAGCAGGCAATTGATCTAATTCAGTTGTACCGATTAAGATGTTTGTATCGCTTGTTAAGATTGCTCTGTAAGGATTACCCAATGTAAAAGCATTAATAACACCGTCAAATTCTCTGTGAACGTGTACAGTAATTCCGAATATTTTCAACATTCCGTCAACTGAGTAAGTTCTTTGAGCGGTTAATCCGTCAGCAGAATAACATTCGCAATTGATTCCTGTTCTATCTCCGATTGAGTTTAACCAAGAAACCAAAACCGCTGCCATTGCTTGTGTCATTTCAAAACGAGCTGTTGCAGGATTCCACCAAGGTTGTAAAGATGCGTATTCGTAAGCTTCAGTTAAGTAAGCGTACAAAGCAGGACCAGTCAATCCAGTTCCGGCAACGTTCTCAGCAACTTCAATTTTGTAGCCGTCCATTGCTTCAGCTTGTGTAAAAATACCGTCAGCCCCTTCAAGATAATCATTTGCACTTGCAGAATCAGCAAACCAAACTCTTCTCCATATTGCCGCTTGCAGGTTTTTTTGAAACAAATCAATGATGTATTGAATTAATGCAGAATTTAAATCAGCATCCCCAAATACTCTTTTGTATTGATTCCAAAACAATAAGAAGTTGTCGTCAAATGAATTGATACAAATTGGAATTTTACAAGCGATCATTGCAGTTTCCCATTTTTTAGTTGAGAATCCTAAATCTAAATCGCATGCAGGAATAATACAGTTGCTAGAATCCTTTACAGGAAACGCAGCGTAATTTGGCGCATTATTCAAGATAGGAATTAAAGATCCGTTACGGACTCCTGTTACAATTTGATGACCTTCAGCAATATCGCCAACCTCAAAAGAGCTTGTGTAAATTGCGTTTGAGATATTTACTTTATCAGCAGTTACAAGGTCATCAACCAATGCTAAAACCGCTGTGTTAAAATTTGTTGTAATTGCCATTTCTTATTTTTTTATTACGTTTTTATTTAAATTTGCAACTGCTTTAGATGCTTCTGTAGCAACTGGTGCAGGAACTGCTGGTGCAGGATTAGCTTTGTTAGTTGTCGGAGCAGGTTTTGAACTTGCTTTGTATCCTGCAATCAAAGCGATGTTAGCTTTGTTTTGAGTGTCTAATTCAACCGCTTTGTTTGATACTGCTTCTAATTGTTCAGTAAGCAATGCAATAGTTGCGTTTGCTTCTGCCAATGCTTCTGCGTTTGTATCGGTAATATCTTCTGATTGAATTTCTGTAAGCTCTCCTGCAATGAATACATAAGTTTCTCCACTTGGCATAATGAAACTGCCGTCAGCGTCCATTCCATCATAATACGCTTTATCGCCTACAGCAATAACAGCATCATCTTCTAATTCGTAAAAGTCCAATTCTTTACCGTCAGCAGTAGTCACCACCTTGTTTGAGAATTGACCTAAAAACTTAGCTACTTTATTGTATAGCGTTTGCGTTTTTTTATTCATGTTATTATTATTTGTGTTAATACTAAATCTTTTTAATGCTACTGGTACAAATACGTTTTCAATATTTGTTGCAAACCTCATTTCTTTTGCTAAATCTGTATCGATATAAGTTTCATTAGCCATTAATTCCAATGCTTCATCAACTGTTAAATCTGTATGATTTGCATAATGTGTTGCTATCCTTAATTCAAGTCCTTTTATAATTATCATTTGCTCTTCATTAGGTTCGTCTCCATTAGCAAAACTAACTCCGTGAACAAACGGCTGTAATCCTGAACTTAATTCTCTAACATCTCCAGCTAAAAATATAATTGTTGCTATTGATTTTAATCTACCTTCAGCAAAAGTGTGAACGGTTGCGTTATTATCTTTTGCGTATCTGCGTAATTCATAATAAAAAGCAAATCCCTCTTCTACATCCCCGCCGTCACAATTAATGCGAACTTTAATGTCTTGCCCTTTTGCTTCTAATAACTGAGATTGTAAATCAGATAAGTCAACTTCGTTCGCTACTTTGTTGCTTATGTGTGAAATATCCCCGTATATTTTAATTTCGTGCATTGAATTTTAAATTTTGTATAAAATTAAAGTATAACATTGCTTACTATTCGAAAAAACATTGTCAAAATATTTGGTCAATTGAAAATGATTTGTACATTTGTTAATGTAAACTTTCATAGTAGGTTGTTTATAGATTTTGGGGAATCAATGTGTATGAAGTTATACACCGCAATTAATAACACTAAAGCACCTTTAAACGGGTGCTTTTTTAATTTATATATTATGGAGAAGATATTTTTAGGCTTTTGCTTTGTTTCGTTTATTGTATATGTAGTATTGGTTTATTACTTTTTGTATCAATGCTTAAAAAATATTAAAATTAAATAATTATGAAAAAACTATTTACAATATTCAAAGCATGGTCAACAATATATTGGTCAATCTATTTTGTAAATGCATTTTACAAATGGGATTTTTACAACCCGTTTTGGTGGGTGTTTGAATTACCAAATAACCAAGACATAAGGCAAAATGTATTAATGATTGCGTTTTTTACTTGTATGATTGGGGGATTCTTTTATTTTGTAGTATTAGACAAAAATGGAAAACTAATTAAAACTCAATGTTAGTTATGGAAATTTCACAAGCAAAAGAAAAAGTAAATAAAGCCGAGCAGGATATTTTGCAAATATTAAATAGATTAAGTTACGAAACGGGCGTAAAAGTAGAGAGCCTTGAATTAACCAGCTATAGCAGTTTTACGAAAACAGGAATAACAGCCACAAGCGTAACTGATATAAAAATAACGATGACATTATGAAATCAAGAGATATTAAGCAGACAATAGAAATAAAAACAGAATGTATGTATTCTGTATTTTTTAAAGGATTAAGTGATTTGATAAATAAATATAAATTTTATTTTCAATCCATAACCGAAGAAAATCAATGTCAAGGAATGTATCACAAAATAACAATTACCGCTATTTTTAATTCGTTCGAACAAATGTTTGATTTCAATAAAGAACTTCAAGAAATATTAATCAATAACAATTAAATATAAATAAAATGAAAACAATTAAAAACAAGCCTTACGTAAAACAATTTGAAAAAGGGGTTTTAATCAATCCTATCACAAAAGAAAAACCTTATTTAAATAATCCAAATGTATCATTATTTAAACTAATGCAACATCGGTTAACGGGTAGGTTCAGAATTTGGGAACCGACATTTAATAAATTTTTTAAAGGTAAATCTCCCGTTAAAGCGTAAAACAAAACCCGTAACTAACAATTACGGGTTTATATTCTTTTCCATGTCTACAATTGCTCTACGAACTGTATTAACTGATATTTTAAAATGCCTGCTGACTATATCGTATTTCTTCATCTGAGCAGGTTCATAGTCTATAGATTTATAAAACAAATAAATATCGTAATCCGTCATGATAGATAAAGGCATTCTACCCATTCTTACAAACGTCTGAACAATCTTAATATTTGAACTTATATAATTTGCTACTTTCATTCGCTCCACTTTTTACATTTAATTATTGATTGACGTAATTTATAAGATAATGTACACCCGCAATCATTACACATTTTATTTGAAAGTTCTGGAATTATTTTGTCTTGAACACGTAAAAACTTTATAGGTTCTTCAATATAAAATTCACACCCTACGCAAGTATTTTTTCTATCTTCAGCAAGTCTTTCAATATTTATATTTGGATGCTTAAAATTATACAATCCTTCTTCTAACGGTTCAATCCCGTTCGTTACCAAAGATACTATTTTCTTTTTAAAACTTTGCATCAGCCATTACTTTACGATCGTTAGATAATTCTTTAATACCTGATTGAGAACCTTTCGCTGTTCCTGCTTCCGCTCCAATTGCTACAGCTTCAGCAATCATTTGAACCATTTGAGCATTATTAGCGTTATTATTCAAATCGTTTTGATTTAGTATATTCGACGCTCCGTTGATTCCAACACCGCCCCCCGCTTGATTTATTGCGCTTAATTCATTTGCAAACATTGATGTTGAACGTGCATTAATTACGCTTTCTCCCGCAGAAAGATTGGCATTTATATTGTCGCTCGTTCCGCTACCTGATCCACGCAATCCAATTACACCGCCTGCATAGTTTGGTCTTTTAATCTCAGGTGATTTTGTAGATGTTATTTGTTTAACCGCTTTTAATCCTGATGCTATTGCTCCCGCTGATGCTATTGCTCCCAATGCTGGTCCAACTATTGGAATACCCGATAAAGCTTTAAAAGCAGATACAGCACTTTGATAAGTGTCAATTGTTGTTTGAGCAATAGCAGCGGCTTTGCCTGCTTTGCTCTCTGCTCCAAATATTCCTGCTAATGTTCCAAAAGCATCGCTAGCAAGCTTTACTTTATTATCTTGCTTTGTTTGTTCTATTTGCTCGTTTAACTCGGCATACTTTGCATTTATTAATTGGATATCCGCACCTGTTTTCTCTGCGTTTTCAACTTCCTGCTGTCTTTTTATTTCATTCTGCTGTTTTTCAATGTCAGCTTGTAGTAGAAAGTTTTCCTGATTAACTATTTTTTGATTCTCTAAATCGGTTAACTGTCTTTCTTTTTCCTGTGCTTCTCTATCAAGTCTTAATTGATTTTGTTGCGCTCTGTTTTCTTCATTTATACGATTAATTTCAGCATTGTATTCTTGCTCATTAATTGCTCCGTTTTGTAAACGTAACTTTTGATAATCCTGATCAGCTTTTAAATTATCCGCTAAAGCCTGTTGTTTTAATTGAAACTGTGAATCAGATAAAAACTTATCACTATCTAAAATTCTTTGATTCTTTTCAATTTCAATCTGTAATTCAGCTTCTGCATTCTCAATTGCTAGTTCAGCATTTTTAGCAAGGTAATCAACTCTTAATTGATTCATCTGTGAATCAAATTCAGCTTGCGTTAATTTCTTTTTTTGAAGCTGTAATTTTAAATCTTCATATTCTTTAGTATAAAGCTCATAATTAAATTTATATTCATCTTCTGCAGACTTACGTTTAAATCCCTGTTCAGCTACAAATGCATCAATACGAGCTTTAGATAATGCTAACGCTTGCTCTGTTGCTTTTTCTTGTCTTTCTTTCTCAGCATCCGAAGCTTCTTTTCTGAGTGAATTTAGATTTGCCAACTGTTCTGATTCCTGCCCGGCTATTCTTTCGTTAATATCAGATATATTTGTTTGAGCTTCGCCTCTTGCATTTAATGCTTCGGTTGTCTCTCCTTCTGCTTTTATCTTTAAATTAGCGACTTGTAATTGTTTATTTGCAATAGCCAATTCAGAAGCAGATTGTTTTTGCAATACCGATCCTAATTGATTATTAATAGCTATTCTTTGTGCTATTGAATTAGTTTCGTCATCACGTTGCTGTCTTAATTTTTCAGCTGTTTTTTGATAGTCTAACTGAATCTTTCTAGCCTGTCTTTGCTGTACTGCTAACTCTCCTTCTGCTTTTGCTAAATTAGCCGCTGCAATAGAACTTGCTTTTACTTCTTCTGTAAAGTTTCTAATTCCCTTTGCCGTATCTTCTGCTCCTAAAAACTCCAATGCATCAGCTACCAGTCCCAAAGCTTTTTCAGCCACTACAGCAACATTCTCTAAAGTCTTAATAAACACATCGGCCAGAAACAAGCCCAACGGTTTAACTACTTTAAACAACCCTGTAAAAACACCCGTAATAGCACCAGTTACTACAGCAAGCTTTTGAGTTCCTTGTTCAGTACTTTGTAATGATGCTTTCGCTAATTTAAAAGCTCCAACTACTGCGCCAACCGCTACAGCAAGCGCAGCGATAACTAATCCGATTGGCGTAGCAATAAATGCTAAACCCGCTTTCAACGCTCCTAATATCCCAACACGAATTGCAGAAAATGCACCTGTTAATACATTACCCGCACCGCCTGATTCTTTTGATCTTTCAATAAACGAGCCTATACCCGCATTGAAAGGATTTAATTCACTTAATGCTTCTTTAATAGATTCAGCATAATTACCAACATTCATTTTTTGCTGACCTATTACGCTGGTATTTTCTTTTATGAATGCTGTATTTTTGTCAATCTGCGCATTAACCTTTGCTAAAAGTTCGGCTTCTTCTTCTATTTCTGGGTTTAACTGATTGGAAACGGTATTCAAAGCAATGTTAGCAGCCTTGGCATCATTCTTATTTTTAATTTGTCTTTCTAATGCTTGGTTGCCTAAATCAATCAACGACTTTGTTTTGCCTTCTGCATCTTGATAGGCTTTTAATTGGTTTGTAGTCTGTACAATTTCCTTTCTTACGGTACTCATTTGAGTACCTAAATTCTGCTCACTCTTGTATAAATCTTTTTGAGTTTTTAATAATGCATCTAATTCTTTTTGGTTCGCTTCAACGGCTTCTGTGTTGTCTCCTGATGCAGACTCTAGCGCTTTTTGAGATTTGGTTAATAAATCAATTTGCTTTGCAGTTTCTTTCGATTGTGTAGCATATTCTTTTTGAGCCTTTGCCAAATCAAAATAAGTATCCTGCAAATCATTCAAATTACTTTGAAGTTTTTGAGTATCTAAATTGAATGTCGCTAAATTAATTACTTCTGCCATTGCTATACTTTATTTATTTTAATATACTCCCCAATTGATTTTTCACCCTCTGTAAATGGTATTTTGTTACAAATGTAATAAGCGTTTTCTTGTTTGAAAAAGAAAGGTTTTGTTAAATCCATCCCAATAAAATCATTTTCGGTCAAAGCTTGTGATATTGTATGAACACGAAAGTTAGTAAATATTTTTTGATACTCTTGATAATTATTATAAACAGCTTCTTCAAAAAGAGTATTTGTGTTAATCCCGACAGGAATACTACTTACTACAGTTTCATCATTCAATATCTCTGAAATCATTTTAAATGATCCTGCTTGGTCAAAATACCTAATAAAATAAAATCTACCAGATAAACCTTTATAATCTATTACAACAGTTCCGTTATCATCTTTAGCTTCTGCTTCCCAAATCTTATATTGATTTGTTCTAACTCCATTTATAAACTCAGTAACTATCTTTTTATCTGGAGCATATATTTTAGAATTTGCAATTATTTTTTCATCGTCAATGTTTTTATTAAAAACGTATAAAAACCCGTCTCCTTGATTATCCGTATCAACATTGTTTTTTAATTTGAATATATTTTTTTGAGCGTAATCATTTGTGTAAATTTCGCTTGTTCTTTCAGTAAAAGTATGTGATAAGTCTTGTGCATTGTCAAAATCAATTCTGCTATCTAGTGTAATAAATTCTACTGTGTTAGTTTCTTTATTTAGAATTGGCGTTAGTCCTGTTCTCCAAAGCTGTTCTTTTATAAAATCTTTTATCAAAAAATCTTTTAATTCGTTTTCTAATATAGTAGTTCCTAAATCTGTTTTTGAAATAATAAACTCAGTATTGTTATGTCTCCATTCATAAGACCTATAAAAATTACCATTTATTTGCAATCCATCAGGAGCAGAAACAACCATTTCAATAATGTCCCCCGCATTACATTGAAGATTAAAATTCATATTCCTAGGATCTCCAACGCCAGGAACATCAGTTACAAAATCACTTAGTATTGAACCAATTATTGCACCGTTTTTTAATATGTCCACTCTTGGATTAGTATTTCTGTTTGCTCTGCTCGGTCTTCTGTAAATTACGTACATTTCAGAAGTTAAATCAAAATTGTATGATGTAGTCTCGGGGATAGTATATTTCCAATTATCGATTAATGACCCCTCAATAATTGTAGATGAATCCCATTGTCTTAAAGCTGATCCCCAATAAGAATTACCCCCTGCATGTACAATATCCTGACTAGCAAAGAAATTACGAACAAGAGTAGCAATTGTTTCATTTACTTGTCCTTGAGAAACTTCTTTAGGATATGTAATATAAAGCCCGTCTAAATAAGAAAGATTCGTATAATCACAATTAAACCCGAATGTTGAAAATATTAATTCCCAAAGCTTGCGAACAGAAAAAGAAGGTGCTAAATAATCAATGTTTATTCCATCTTCAAATAATACCTTACCTCCGTAATCAGCAATAATGTATTTATAATATTCATTTGTGAATGATGCAACAACGGTGCTTAATAATTTTTCATGGTTAAAATTTGATAAATCCAAATCTTTACCCATTGTTTTGTTTTCAATAGCTTTGAAAAAATCTACCATTCCATCAAGAATTGAACCTTTATATTTTGAATCCGTTCCCGAAACATTAAACCAACCTTTTGAGATTAAATCAAAACCATTTATTTTTAACTGAGCATCATTTTTAATATAAGGGATATTTGAACTGTCTCCAGAAATACCAAGCTGTTGCATTGCTACGGTATTTTGTGGCGTTTTCTCAAATTCAAATGAATTAGTAAACGATACTGAAACCTGAGCCAAATCAAATATATCAGCAATCTGTTTTGTAAACTTTATTTTAGTTTCAGAAGGCAATTCAATTGGCTGATTGTTTATAATTAATTCGACCATAACAAAGAAGGATTGAATCTGTAATTTAGATCAATATTTATATTAACGGTGTACACTTTTTTAATATTATCGTATTCGTTTGAGTTTGATTTCATGAATATCTTTTCCCACGATGCATTTCGGTATGCGTAAACATCTGAAGAAACAATCAAATCTAAAGCGTATTGACGATATTCTTTTGGTATCTTAGAATAAATTTGCAAATCGTTATCTGATTCACTTCCTAAATCAACCATATTATTTGAACCGTTAATAACATATCCTAACGGGTTGTTTGATTCCTTTTTAGTATAGCTTTCAAATAGCCAATAAGAATACCCTCCATTTTGATTCAGAAACTTTAAATAAACATTGTTACAACCTTTGATTCTTTTATAATCTATTCCTGCAGGATCTAAATCAGCTAAATTTTGCTGTTGAATAACATAACCGCTAGATAAAAAATAATCGTAAACAGGAAAACCGGACCATACGGGAAGCTTCTCCGCTAATCGAAGCGTTTGATTAGGTGAAATTGTTTGATTAACTTCATTTACTCTTTTACCTCCTCGAACAAAGTCTTTAATGAAAGTGATATTTGTACCATCATTTGCAGTAATCGAAATCTGAATCTTAGTAGAATTATTCGTTGCTCCGTTTGGCACATCCATTAACGATTTAACAACGCTTTGAATGTTTACGAATGCATTATCATTAGGATCGGCATACGCAATAATT